AGGATCCTGGACTGAAAGCGGAGCGCCGGTTGGGGCGTGCCACCTATGCACAAGGGTTTCGAAGCCCTGCGCATTCGGTTGCACGTCCCTTGGGTGTCGTCAAGGCCCTAGCACCCTAGCCACAAACCAGGCGGGCCCGATCGTGAAGAAGGCTAGGAGCACGGCCGAGACCAGAAGGGCCAGGAGGTCGTTTAGGCGGTCGCGGCTCATTCGGCCGCCATCTTCGACCCTGCCGGCGCGCGCGCCGTCCAGTCGATCGCCGGCGCCCGGGATCCGTGGTCGCGGAGGGGCATGGCCACGCCGAAAGCGTCGTGCTGCCCCGGCCGGATAACCAGGTGGGGCGATCCAGCGTCTGCGCCGAGAAGCCGGATGCAGCGCGTTTTGCCGATGTCCGGGTCGTGTATGGCCTTCTGCACGCGGTCAAGCACGGCCATGTCGAACGTGGTGGGCGCGCAGGAGGTGACTTCGACCGCGTCTGACGGGATTACCCGGCGCCAGTCTGGGAAACTCCCGTCTATGGCCGTGTCTCGCGTCTGCACGGCGCGAACTTCAGGCGCCGAAATGTCGAACGCCTGCAGGAACGATTCGCGGTCTTCAGGCGCCACGTCTGCGATCATGGCTTTGCCGTTTTTGTGGAAATAGGTCGGCCGGCCGCGCGTGGCGCGAGCGGCTTTCAACATTTCCGGTGAAAGGCTCAGGATGGCGTCACCTTCGACGATCCCTGCCCGGTCGATGGCGCAGGCGAGCCCGTGGCCGTCTGTCGCGACCATAAGCGCGCCTTCGGCGCCCTTTTCGACGTAGACGCCGCAAAGGTAGTAACGCGCTTGCTCGGTGGAAGCGCAGTACCAGGCCCGGCCCAGCTTGCCCGCGTCGATCGCACACTCAAACTTTTGCATGGTGATGGTTCCCTGTAATCGCGCCCAATCGCGCGGGAAGGCCCGCCCGGATTGACCAGGCGGGCTAACCGGCGCGGTTGGGTCAGTAGGTGAAGGGGCCCAGGATCGTGACGAAGTCGCGCAGGGCTTTGTCTTCGTCTTCGGAGAGCGGCGCGTAATCCGTCCAGGGGGTGCCCCAGTCCTGCCACTGCAGGCGCCAGCTGCAGGGCTCGCCCCCATCGTCCAGGTCGCCGATGATACGCAGCGCAGGCCCGCCGGTACTCAGCAGGATTTCGTATTCTGCGGCCTTCAGCGCGTCACCGGAGCGCACCCAGCCGCTGCGTACTAGGACGGAAAGCGGCGCGCTATTGATGGCGTCCCAAGCCTCATCAAGGCCGGCGCCGTCCAGGCTGTCATTCGCCTTGTCGTACGCCGCGACCATCTCTTGGATGTTCTCAAGCCAGGCCTTGGCGTTTTGGATTGCGTTGTCGCTCATGGTCTATTCCTTGTCGTCTATGGGCTACACGCCGGGCGCGGAAACGGCCGCGGCGATGATGGTCAGGCTCAGCACGGTGGCCATGAAAGCGGCCACGGCCACGAGCTCGAGGAGGGCGCGGAGGGCGCGGATCATGCGGCGATCTCTTCGTCGTCAAGGTCGGCCTCTTGCGCCTCTCGCTCTCGCTCAGCGTCGCGCTCCGCCATGTCATGCGCGGCCAATGCCGCCTCGCGCTCGTCTGGCCAGATCGTCGAGTCCAGGGCGGCGCACATGCCCGCGCCCATGGTCCACCCAGCCAGAAAGCCGCGCCCGCGCGGAAGGCGCGCGATAATCGGCCGCAGCGTCTCGTCGCCCCAGGCGTCGCAATAATAGCCGGTGACGTGAGACAGGCGCGATTCGCGCAGATGAGCGTTCGCCTCCTCAAGCCGCAGGGCGAAAGACGAGCCCGCGCGATCCATCCGAAGGGCGCCGCTGGCCTGATAGAAGCCGCGGCCTTTGCCCGGTTGCGACGGGCGCCAGCGGTAGGGACCGCAGAAGCGGCGCGCATTGGCGCGTTCGGCAAGTGGGCGCCGGTAGTCGATAAGGGTTATCTCGTCAAAAATGGGCACGGCTAAATCTCCCTGTAGCATTGTTGCCCGTTGTTAACGCCGTGAAACAGTTTAAGTCAACGCCTGATTTCGTTTGACGTCAAACTATCATATCGTTTTATCGTTTTTCGATAACAACGCGCCGCCATGCATAGACGCGGCGAGCCCTTGTTGCCTGTAGTATCGACCGCGTCTATGATGGACGGCATGCCACGCCAGACAGCCCCCCAGCCGTTGACCCTTCCGCCGAACTGGGCGGCCTTTGCCGAGGCGGTGGCCATCGGTGACAAGCCTGAAGATGCCGCGCGGGCGCTTGGCTATGCCGAACCCAAACGCACCGCCGCCATGCTGATGCGCTCGCCAGACGTGCGAAAGGCTTTAGTCGAGGCAACAAAGGCGTTCCTAGAGGGCGACGCGGCGTTGCTGGCCATGGATGTCGTCCGCGAAATCCTCGAGGATCGCGACCCCAAGGCCAAGGCCGTGCGGGCGAAGATGGCCGTTGCGATCCTGGACCGCAGCGCGCCGGCAAAAGCGCCACCTGCGCCAGGGGATAAGCCCTTGCATGAGATGAGCGCCAGCGAGCTCGAGGCCCTGGCCGCACGCCTGCGCAGTTCGGCCGGTGGCCCCCAAATGCGCGACATAACGCCCAGGCGAGGCGAGCCAAGCGAGCCCCAACCCTTGTAATTCCTAGGGATTTAGAACCCCAAGGTGAGTGTCGGATAGACTGACGCTATATGGGCCAGCCCAGGCCGGCCGGGCGCCAGGCGGCCGAGGCCCACCCCTGCCCCCCGGCAGGGGGTCCGCGCGTGATCGCGATTCTACCTACCCCACCGTCCGACAAAAGTTGTGGTGGCCCAGAATGGGGTCCCCCTGCCCGAGTAGCCCGCACTGTTGCCCATCGTAGACAGACGCGATACACTGCGCGCCACCTAACTCCGAGGCGCCGCGCAGTCTTATGGACCAGCCACATCTTCCAGACCGGCAGGCCCCCTAGATGGCCCAACCCCCCGCCTACGCCCGGTCGTTCAGCTTCACCGATCACTCGACGAACCTGCCGTCGACGCCGCAGCCTGGCGTTCGGCTGGACACCGAGTTCAATAACCTGGGGACCAGCATCTCCGGGATCCGCACTAACCTGGCTCTCATCCAGCGGGACGACGGGGCCCTAGCCAACGCGTCGGTAGGTCTGGATCAGCTGAAGCCCGAAGTGCTGGTCGGCATGCGCAGCCTCGCAAACCTCGGCGATGCGACCGGGGAGGACATCAACGCCCTGCTCGACGAGGCCCTGGCGGGCCTGCCCGAACTGGCCGCCGCCAACGTCTTCACGACGACCCAGAACGTCCGCGCGGGAACCGCCACCACCCTGCGCGACTACCTCGTCCTGCAGCCCACCGATTACGGCGCCGGAAACCCGCGGCTGGTGGTCCGCAAGTCGGCCACGGCCGACACCTGGATCCTGGTCGTGGAGGACGGGGCCGGCGGCTCACCGGTCCTGAACATCCAGGGCGTGGTCCAGCTGAACGGCCTGACGCCCTACACGACCGCCGACCTCGACCTGACGTCCTACCAGACGGCGGCCGACGTGCGCCGCCTGGCTATCCGCTACGCCTACGCCCGCTAGACCGGAGCCCTGCCCCATGGCCTACTCGAACAACCCGGTCTTCGCTCAGAAGCCCGTCACCTTCCAGAAGACCGTCACCGCTCAGAAGGCGACCCTGTCGGGCACGGCGGACGCCACCCTGCTCATCGCGGCCCCGTCGACCGAGGGCATCCTGCTGTTCGCCCTGTGGCTGGCGCCGCTCGCCAGTCTGGCTACCGCCAACCGGGTGGACCTGTACATCAGCCCGGATGGCACGGCGGCTACCTGGATCGACAGCGCCCTCTGCCCGGTGACGACCATCGCGGCCACGACCCGCACGGCGCCGACCTTCTTCACCAACTGGGACAACGACCGGCCGCTTTACCTGGCGCCGGGCGAGCGCCTGTACGCCGGCCTGGCGACGGCCTTCGCCTCGGGCATCAACATCTGTGGCGAGGGCGAGACCTTCACCGCCGCGGCGACCAGCTAGGCCCCCGCCGTGCCCTACCGCCTCAAGCGCCTGAACCAGCAGCGGCTGCTGCGGCTCAATCCGGGGTCGCAGGCTGCTCGCGCGCGGCTGCTCGGCAGGCAGTGGTACTTCGGGATCGTCACTTCGTCGCCGACCAGCGCGACCTTCCCGGTATCGGTCCCCGCGGGCGCGAAGTGGGTGGTGGCCCGAGGCGTGGGGTCTGGTGGTGGGCGCAATTCGGCTGACACCACCCGCACAGGGGGCGGTGCTGAATACGCTCGCGTAAAACGCAAGCTCTCGGTGTCGTCTACCCTGGTCGTAGTGGTCGCCAACTCCGCCGACGCGGGTGTTAACGGGGTAGACTCAACAGTCTCGCTGGACGGCGCGGTCATCCTGCGCGCGAAAGGTGGGCAGGCGGGACAGTCTGGCGCGTTCGGGGCGGGTGGTACAGGCGGTATCGGGGACATTCTTCGCCCCGGAAGCGCGGGGACTTCCGGTGTCGGCGGTGCGTCAGGGTCCGATTTTGACGACCCCGACTCGCTGTGGGTCGGGGGCTGGGGCAAGCAGACAACGGCGTTCACGCCCGCGACGGACGGGACCGAGCCTTCGCGCCTCCCGGCGTACGGGTCGGGCGGGACAGGCTCTAGCGGCGGCGGGCCTGGCGCCGCGGACGGCCGTTCCGGCGAGCCTGGTGTCGTCGTGCTGGAGTTCTACGACGGGGATCCCGGCTGATGGACTTCCAGCAGTTCTTCACCACGGCGGGCATGGGCGCGATGGGCCTGGTGGTCGCCGCGCTCATGTGGACCGTGCGCGAGGTGATCCGTCTCGCCGCGGTCGTGTCCCAACTCATGGTCGCGGTGAAGGCGCTCGAGCAGGACAGCGAAGACTGCCAGGCCGCTCGACGTGCAGGCGCCGAGGCTATGAGCAAGCTGGAGACCAGCGTCGCCCTGCTCAAACAGGGCCAGGACCATCACGGCACGCTGCTGCATGAGATCCGGGACCGGCTGTTCCACCAACCCCCCGTGTTGGCGGCTGCGCCCGCCCGCGCCCGCCGAAAGGCCGCCCCTTGAGCGCCTTGCCCGCGGACGATCCGCGCCGCCAGCTGCAGCTGGTCGAGCGCCTGCTGCGCGTGAAGAAGGCGCAGGACGATCTCATCACGTTCACCGAACTGACCATGCCGGACCCGGCGGCGCCGGAGGACGCGACCAGGACGCGCTACCAGGCCCAGTACTTCCACCGGGCCCTGGCGGCGGCGCTGCAGGAGGTGGAATCGGGCCGGATCAAGCGGCTCATCGTCACCTTTCCGCCGCGTCATGGTAAGGCCCTGGCGCTGGACACGCCCATCCCGACCCCGAAAGGGTGGGTGCAGATTCAGGATTTGAAGCCCGGCGACGAACTGTTCGACGCGCGCGGCGACATCACCCGGGTCGTAGCGGTGTCGCCTGTGTGGCGCGACCGGGACGTCTGGCGTGTGACTTCAGACGACGGCGCGTCCGTGATCGCCGATGCAGAGCACGAGTGGCCCGTCCGTTTGGACCGCAAGCACCCCGTGGTGCTGAACAAGACGACGGCCTATCTCGCCGCGCGCACATCCCCGCGCCGGCCCATGCTGGCCATACAGGGCGTAGTTTCGCTGCCGGCAGTATCTCTGCCGATCGACCCCTATGTTCTGGGGGTCTGGCTTGGCGATGGGCGCACTGATTCGTCAGCGATCTGCTCGAACGACAACGAGATCGTCGACGAGATCGAGCGGTTGGAACCGGGCCTGAACCACTACGCCGCCGTCGGGGGCACCCGTCACTTCCGCCCAGGCCCACATAAGCGCCGGGGCGCCACAAACGCGGAGACCCTGCAGGGTCGCCTGCGCGCGCTGGGACTGCTGGGCCACAAACACATCCCGGACGCATATCTGTGGGCCTCCGAGGCGCAGCGACGCGCCTTGCTGCAGGGGCTTATCGACACCGACGGATACGTCGCGCTGACCGGCCAAACGGAGTTCTGCACCACCCTGCGCGAGTTGGCGGAGCAGGTGCAGGGGCTCGTCCATAGCCTGGGCTGCAAGGCCAGCTTGATCGAAGATCGAGCGCGGCTGAACGGCGTCGACATGGGTCCGCGCTACCGCGTCATGTTCTACATGGAAGGCGCTGCCCGGCTGCCGCGTAAAGCGGAGCGCTGCCGCAACGCGGGGCGGACCCGGGACCGCTATTTGTCCTTTGAGCCAGCCGGCAAAGCCGACACCGTCTGCATCGAGGTTGACTCGCCGGACCACACGTTCCTCTGCGGCAAGGGGTTCCTTGTCACGCACAACAGCGAACTCGCCTCGAAGCGGTTCCTGGCCTGGTTCATCGGCCGTAATCCGTCCAAGCACATCGCGCTCGGCACCTATAACCAGGAGTTCGCCGACGATTTTGGTCGCGCAATTCGAGATATCATGCGGAGCGACGCCTACGCGCAAGTATTCCCAGGCGTAGAACTGAAGATCGACTCCCAGGCCGCGAACCGCCTGCAGACGAAACAAGACGGCGCCCTCTATTTCGTGGGCCGAGGCGGCCCGCTGACGGGGCGCGGTGCGGATTGTATCGCGGAGGGGACTCTAGTCGCGACCGAGGCTGGCCCTCTGCCCATCGAGCAGATCAGCGCCGCATCGGGGTCTCCGCGGGTGCTTGGGTACGACCACGCAACTCGCGAGGCCAGCTGGCGCCAGGTAGTGGCTACCAGAAAGGTTGTGCATGAGCAGGGCTATCGCGTCGTCACGCGACTGGGCAGGCAGTTCGTTGGAACCGCTGATCATCGGGTTTTTGTGCGAGGTCGCGGATACACCCCAATCGCCGCACTACGCCCTGGTGATGGATTGGTCTGCACGGAATACGACCCCCGGGCGGCGCGACCAGGCGCTGGCCACGCGCTTGCTGTGCCGCTGCGCGATGTGCGAGTCTTGCCACATGACCCACCACAAATCGGCGACGACACCGTTTACGTGGTTGAGCGCCTACGCGACGAGCCGGTCCGCTTCTATGACATCGAAGTGGAAGGAACGCGCAACTTCTTTGCAGGCGAAATACTCGTCCACAACTGCATCATCGTAGATGACCCGCTGAAGAACTCTGAGGAAGCCGACAGCCCGACTACGCGTAACGGGCTGTGGGCCTGGTTCAACAACGACGTCATGAGCCGATTCATGACGGACGAAGGTAAAGCGATCGTCATTTCTACGCGCTGGCACATGGATGACCTGATCGGCCGCCTGACTGACCCGAAGAACCCCTGCTATAACGAAGACGAAGCTCGGCAGTGGAAGGTCATCAACATCCCCGCTCTGGCGGAGGAGAACGACGTCCTGGGCCGCGCGCTCGGCGAGCCTCTGTGGCCGGAGCGGTTCGGCAAGGACTACCTGGAGGGCTTCAAGCGCCGCAACCCGCGGGGATTCAACGCCCTCTACCAGCAGCGGCCGACGCCCGAGGACGGCGATTTCTTCAAGGCCGACCACCTGTCCGAATACCTGCCGCATGAGCGGCCGCCGACCGACCAGCTGCGCATCTACATGGCCAGCGACCACGCGGTGGCCCAGAAGCAGCACAACGACCGCACCTGCATCCTGATCGTGGGCGTCGACGCTAACGACAATATATGGGTGCTTGATTGCTGGTGGAAGCGCGCGCCCACCGACCAGGTGGTCGAGAAGCTGATCGACATGCTGCAGCAGTGGAAGCCGATCCTGTGGTGGGCCGAGGACGACCACATCACCAAGTCGATCGGGCCGTTCCTGCGCAAGCGCATGCGCGAGCGGAAGGTCTATATCGGCCACTCCAAGGTCCCGTCCTACGTCGACAAGCAGAAGAAGGCCCAGGCGATCCGGGGCCGCGCCAGCATGGGCATGGTCTTCTTCCCGAAGACCGCCTCCTGGTGGGGCGACGCCAAGGATGAACTGCTCAAGTTTCCCTACGGGACGCACGACGACTTCGTCGACGCGCTCTCGACCATTGGCCGGGGGCTGGGCGTGTTCACCGCGCCGGCGGCGCCCAAGGCCGAGGACACCGGCCCCAAGACCGGCACCTTCGGCTGGCTGAAGCAGTCGGCCAAGCGTGTCGAGCGTGACCGCAGAATCCGTCGAACCCTGGCGAGCATGTGATGGCCTACGAAGACAGCACCTCCACGAGCGGGATCGAACGGGGCCAGCCCGAGGCCAGCGAGGGCCGCAAGGCGCAGGTCGAAGCCCTGTGCGCCGACATCCGCGCCGACAAGAAGAAGTGGGAGCCGGCCTTCAAGCGCATGCGGGCGGACATGAAGTTCGTGCGCGCCCAGCTGCCCGAAGAGGGCCCGGATGACGACCGCATCAAGGTCAACATCATCCAGCGGCACATCAAGCAGCGGGTGGCCGCGCTCTACGCCAAGAACCCGACCTTCATCGCCCAGCGCCGCCGGCGCCTGGATTTCAAGATCTGGGACGAGAAGCGCCAGTCGCTGGAGGCGGCGGCCTCAGAGTTCGCCGCGGCCCAGGGCGGCGTCGACGAGATGGGTCGGCCGATCCCGGCCATGCCGCCGTCGCCCGAGACGGTCGCCCTGCTCCAGGACGTGCAGCAGGGCCTGACGCGCCGTCGCCTGCTCGACGGGGTCGGCCGGACGCTCGAGGTGCTGTTCGAGCACATTCTCGACGAGCAGCAGCCGCCCTTCAAGCCGCAGTGCAAGCAGCTGGTGCGGCGCTCGGTCATCGCTGGCGTCGGCTACGTCAAGATCGCCTACCAGCGCCAGCTGACCAAGCGCCCCGACGTGGAGCAGAAGCTGGCCGACATCACCGAACGGCTGGCCCACTACGAGCGCCTGCAGGCCGACGTGGCCGACGGCGAGGTGGATCCGAACTCCGCCGAGGTGGAGGAGCTGCGCCAGTCGCTCAAATCCCTCCAGGCCGAGGAGGACATCATCGTCCGCGAGGGCCTGGTCTACGATTTCACCTCGCCCCTGCGCGTGATCCCCGACCGCGACACCCGCCAGCTGGCGCCGGGCTTCCCGGGCGCGCGGCGCGTGACCGAGGAGTTCCTGCTGTCGGTGGACGAGATCAAGGAGGTCTACGGCGTCGACGTCGGCAAGCAGTACACCTCGCACCGGGAGAGCAAGGACGGGCGGATGATCGCCAGCCGTGGCGAGACCGACCAAGGCAAGGCGCTGGTCTACGAGTGCTACGACCGCAAGACGGGCCTCCTGTACGCCATGTGCGAAGGTTACTGCGACTTCCTGCAGGAACCGGCGCCTCCGCCCCTGCCCTATCTGGAGACCTTCTTCCCGTTCCTGCCGCTCGTCTTCAACCCGATCGAGGAAGAG